TCGCCGTCTTTCATCACGAAACCCAATGGAAAACCCCAACACGCGTTAGGCGGGCGGCCAAGCGTGTTGGGGAGGCTGCCACAAGGAGGAAAGCTTGCAGCGCCTATCTCTGCATCTCACTTTGCTGGGCTTCTTCACGCTTGCGGTCGCGGTCCTCTTCTCGCTCTTTGATGCGATTTCGATCTTCTTCACCACCAACGGTGGGACTAGCTGGGGCACGGCCAGCATCACTGGTCCTATTTCCGGAAGCGGTTTTAGCCATAACGCGGCCATCGATCGACAGGTGCTGTGTGCCGATAGAGTTAACGCCAATACGTTCTACGTCTATTACGATGGCACCGCGAACAGCGACGGAGCCGGAACGAATGCTGACGGTGCCGTGGCTGGTGTCTATCGCTCCACCGATGGCGGCGCGACGTGGACCAAGGTTTTCTCAGGGCGATTTGGCAATAGCGGAAGCGCAAACCTCGACTTTGGCTTTGGGTTTTTCGCCGCCCATCTGCGTTCCGTTCCGAATTTAGGAAGTATCAGCACCGCAGGACATCTGTTCTTTACGTGCGGAGACATCGGCGGGAGTATTGCTGGTCCACTGATGCGATCAACGGATGGTGGAGTAACATGGTCTCAAGTCAGTGGCATTCTTGAATGCCAGGACGTTGGCTTTGGAGCGCCTGCACCGGGACATAGCTATCCCGCCATCTATATTACGGGATGGGTCGGTGGCACCGCAGAGGCAAACTACGGCATCTGGAAGTCAATCGACAACGGCCTCACCTGGACAAAGCTGACCGATTACCCATTTGGCAATTTTGACTTCCCGAAATGTATCTCCGGCGACAGCAATACCTACGGGAAGGTCTATGTCGGATTTGAAGGGTCTGGCTGGGGATATGGAGTTAATCAATAATGGCAATAAGTTTCGATACGTTCGGCAGTAATGATTTGTTTGTCAACTTCGCGTCGAATGGTGCGACGTTTTCCGGCATTGCGTTCAATGCAGGGGATTATTTCGTCTGGGTCATCAACAACTGTACGACCAATCCACTAACCTCCGTTCAGGTGAATGGAGTTAATGCGGTTATGGTTCATGATCCAAGCGCTGGTGGAGATAACATACACACTCTATGGCACGCCGCCAGCGTGCCATCCGGCACCGGTAGTATCGTTGTTACCGGAACGGTCAGTGACGCCACGGAAGGAATTTTGGTCGATTGGGTTAGAGTTGTGGGCGCTGATCTGACTACGGCGGTCTATACGAACGACCCGGCAACTAATCATGCCGATCCCGATACTTGCACAGGGACGGTTCCAGCCGGTGGGGCCGGTCTTGTGTTTATCGGTGGGGCTGATTCTGTCGGCAACCCCACGACATGGGGTGGCTCTGGGGTCACGGGACAATCAGCTTTCGAGAAATCTTACGCTACCGGCAACGGTGGTGGTATTTCTGGCGCGACAATCAGTGGCGTTTCAGGGTCGGTGACAGCTTCCGCGACCGGTGGCGGTGGCGGAAACGGATGGGGCTTTCAGGGTGCTGTCTCTATTATGACCATGGTGACGTTTGCCGCTGCTTCTGTTGGTGGGGCAACCGACGACCGTGCCTTCCAAAACGGTGTCATGTCACTCTTGTTCTCTCATGCGTGACGCGCCTCTAATTCAATCAGTTAGAAAATGATAAAAAAGAAATCTCTGCTTGACCAAGCTAGAGAAGACAAACGTAAGCAAGCTGAAAGTGATCTTCTTTATTTTATTGAATTAGTTCATCCAAAACGTTTCCTTGGTAATATTCATCGGGAAGTAATTAGATGGTGGACAGCTTCAGATCACAATCTGCATCAGTTATTGCTTCTTCCACGAGATCACATGAAATCAGCTATGGCTGCTTATCTTGCGGCTTGGTTACTAACTCGTGATCCTACGTTGAGAATATTATATATCTCTAGTACATCTAATCTAGCTGTTAAGCAGTTGAAATTTATTAAAGATATTCTAACTTCAGACACCTACAGATTATACTGGCCGGATATGGTCAGAAAAGAAGAAGTCAAAAGAGAAAAGTGGACTGAACGTGAAATTTCCGTGGATCATCCACGTCGTCGTGAAGAGTCTATTCGTGATCCTAGCGTTTTTACTGCTGGTCTTACAACTAATACTGTTGGTCTTCATTGCGATATCGCAATTCTTGACGACGTCGTTGTCGCCAATAATGTATACACTGAAGATGGTCGGAAAAAAGTTAAAGAACAGTATGGCTACCTTTCTTCGATTGAAGACGTAGACGCTAGAGAGATTGTAGTCGGTACTAGATACCATCCGTTGGATTTGTATTCAACACTTATTGAGATGATGACGGAAGAATATGACGAAGCTGGAAGCGTTACTAAACCATTATTCGATGTTTTTGAACGGCCTGTGGAATCAGCTGGTGATGGCACTGGTGAGTTCTTGTGGCCTAGGGTTCAGCGGAGTGATGGTAAATGGTTCGGGTTTAATGCGCAAGTCTTAGCAGACAAACGCTCTAAATACGACAATAAAATTCACTTCCGTGCTCAATATTATAATGATCCTCAAGACGCTGAGTCATCTCCTATACCGCGATCTTTGTTTCAATATTATGATCCTAATTTCCTTTATAAAAAAGACTATCTCTGGCATTTCCAGAAGAACAGATTAAACATTGCAGCCGCAGTTGACTTTGCTTTCTCGACTAAGAAAGGTGCTGATAGCACTAGTATAGTTGTTGTAGGTGTAGATGGCTATCACAACTATTATATTTTAGATATAGATCGTTTCAAGACTGATAAGATTAGTGATTACTTCCAACATATCCTTCAACTTTATCAACGTTGGGGTTTTAGAAATCTACGCTGCGAAGTCTCTGTTGCCCAGAAAGTTATCGTTAACGATCTAAAAGACAACTACATTCGTAAACATGGATTAGGGATATCAGTAGAAGAGTTTAACCCTGTTAGGTGGGAAGGGTCTAAAGAAGAACGTATTATGGCTACACTACAGCCTAAGTACGCTAATCGGCAAATCTGGCATTATCAATCAGGTAATACTCAAACTTTAGAAGAAGAACTTATCCTTCAGAACCCAGCACATGATGATGTCAAAGACGCACTCACTGCTTGTATAGATTACCTCCAAAAACTAGCACCCTCAAGTTATTATTCAATTAAGAAAGATCAATCTTCACCAATGCAATTCCATACTAGATTTGGAGGGACTCTGTGACCGGTAAGGTTTTAGAGCTAGAAAACATTCTCAATCCTGATCTTCTCGCAACACGTTTGACTGAGAAGTATATGGAATGGGATACACTGCGTAATATGTGGAAGGTCGATAAAGAAGAGATTCGACGGTATGTATATGCAACTGATACTTCTCAAACATCTAACGCAACTAATCCATGGAAGAACCGTACTACTGTTCCCAAACTCTGTCAGATTCGTGATAATCTTTATAGCAATTATACAGCTACTCTCTTCCCTAAGCGTAAGTGGCTGATTTGGGAAGCTAATGATGACGACAGCAACTCCGTAGCCAAGCGAGATGCTATCGCTAATTACATGTCTTGGGCTATTGAACAACCACAGTTCAAGCATGAACTCGATAAGATCATTTTAGATTATATTGACTTTGGTAATTGCTTCGCTACGGTTGAATGGATAGACCAAAGGATTAACCAACCCGGTTATACTCAAATGGGCTACATCGGTCCCATGGTCCGACGCCTAAGTCCTCTAGATGTGGTCATGAACCCGGTTGCAGAAGACTTTGGTTCTACGCCCAAGTTTGTACGTTCTATCGTGTCATTAGGCGAACTCGCCAAAATGTTAGATAGACTAAGTAATGACCAGAATAGAGAAACTATACAAGAGCTTTATAGTTACCTTAAAGAAATACGCTTCCACGCCAGAGAGTTCCAAGGCGATTGGACTCAACGTGATCGTCTTTATGCTATGGATGGCTTTGCTAGTTTTAGGGCATATCTTCTATCGGGTTATTGTGAAGTCTTGACTTTCTATGGCGATTGGTATGACCACTATACAGATCAGTTTCAACAAAATCGTGTCATCACTGTTGTCGATAGGCACCGTGTTATCTCTAACCTGCCTAACCCCAGTTTCTTCGGGCAACCACCTATCTACCATGTTCCTTGGCGGAAGCGACAAGATAATTTGTGGGGTATGGGTCCACTCGATAATCTCGTGGGGATGCAATATCGTATGGACCATGTCGAGAACATGAAAGCAGATATCTTTGATCTAACTGCATATCCGGTGCAAAAGGTCAAGGGATTTGTTGAAGATTTTGTGTGGCAGCCGGGAGAGAAGATATTCACAAGTGAAGAAGGCGATGTCGAATTGGTTGTACCGGAGGTACAGGCACTTAATGCTAATATGGAGATTCAAAACCTTGCGAATCTTATGGAAGAAATGGCCGGTGCTCCGAAAGAAGCCATGGGTTTCAGAAGTCCTGGAGAAAAGACCAAGTATGAGGTACAGCGTCTGGAGAATGCTTCTGCACGTGTTTTCCAAAATAAGATAAATCAATTCGAACAACAGATGGTCGAACCGTTGTTAAACGCTATGCTTGAACTAGCACAACGTAATCTCAATGGTGCAGTAACAATCCGGGTATTTGATGATGAATTTAAGGCGGCGTCATTCCAGACTCTTACAGTTGAAGACATTACTGGTGTCGGACGTATTAAACCAATTGCCGCTAGACATTTCGCTGAACAAGCTGAACTTATACAAAATCTCACCAGCCTTACTGGCTCTGGCCTTTGGCCTGTTGTTCAGCCTCACTTTTCTGGCGTTTCTTTAGCAAAGATGCTTGAAAATGTATTCGATCTTAGTGATTACCATGTTGTCCAACCATATATCGCACTAGCGGAACAAGCAGATGCTCAGGCACAAGCTCAAGTTCTAGAAGAAAAGCTTCATCAACAGACAATGACTGCTACTGGTCAAGGCGAGGACTACGACATGAATAACAACGGCCCCCAGCAAGGACCTGGATTACAAGTCGGCCCAGGAATGAAACCGGGTAATGAAGGGATTGATAGTATCCTCAAACGTAACCCCCCAATGAATGCAACAACTCCCGGAACGATAGGAACACAATGATTTCAGCTTGGACTAAACATCTTAAGACCGAGGATGAGAAAACCAACTTCAAGAATCAAGTATTAGGTTCTAAACAAGTCTTAAAGCGTCTCCAAGAATTACTAATTGAAATAGAAGACGATCTAAACAAGACAGAACTTGATACTCGAATTTACGATATACCTAATTGGGATTATCGTCAAGCGGATATGAACGGTAGCCGCAGAATTTTAAGAACCGTTCGCAATCTCATTACTATTGACCAATAGGAATTATGGAAAACGATTTATTTCAGGCTGACCAGCCGACAGAAGAAACTCTTAGACAACAACTCACTACGAAATGGAAAGAAAAATTTCCTACCGCAGATGATGAGTTGATTAAATCAAAAGTTGATTCTGATATCTATGTAAAAATGCTTGAGCGTCAGAAGGATGAACTCCGTGCTGATTATATAAAAGCTCAAGAAGAAATTCAGAAAGGTAAGGCCCTTGAAACCTTAATCGACCGATTAAACAACAAGGACATTCAACAGCCTACTACACCCCAAAAGGCACCAGAGAATACGCCACCTTCACTAGGCAAAGACGATATCGAGAAGTTAATTCAAGATCGCTATGAGCAGAATAAGCGAATAGAGATTGAGACAAGAAACTTCAATGACGTCCAAGCCAAGCTCAGAGATCGCTATGGCAGTAATGCCGGAGAGATTCTCCGTGAGCAATCCGATACTCTCGGTTTGTCCAAAGAAGAAGTCAACGCTTTAGCCAAGAAATCCCCAGAAGCATTCTTTCGTGTGATGGGGCTAAACAATCAAGGACAAGATTTATTTATGGCACCACCTCGTTCAGATGTCCGAAATGACAATTTCGCTCCTAAGACACAGAAGAGGACTTGGAATTTTTACCAAGACATGAAGCGTAAAGACCCGACAAAGTATTGGGACCCAAAAACCCAACTTCAAATGCACCGTGATGCAGAATCATTAGGTAATGCATTTGAGGATGGAGATTTCAACTAACTGTACCCTTGTGAGTCCATAGCAGAACTATGGCATAGGGTCAATAAAGGATAAGGTTTCATGGCCGGTTTTACCGACTCAAATAACCAAAATCTTATCAGGACGAATGTCTGGAGCCGTCAGCTCAAAGAACTTCTTCTTGATGATTTGAATGCCATGAAGTTCGTCCGTATTCTCTCTGACTTCCCAGATGGTTATACCATCAACATTCCTTCAATCGGTGCAGCCACACAAGCTGACTTCGTTGAAGGTCAAGCGGTTAAGTACGAAGCATTCGATACAGGTAATTACACCTTCTCGTTTGACCAGTATAAATACACCGGTGCGGCTATCAGTGAGAAATTTAAGCGCGACAGCTTCTACGCACAAGACGTTATTGCAGCCTTCGTTCCTCGTCAGCATCGTGTGCTGATGGAGGGTGTCGAAACTCGTATCTTCGCTCAAGCGAATGCAGGACAGACAGCAGGCAATAAGAACGTCATTAACAATATGGATCACAGGTACGTCGCTACAGGTACTAGTCAGGCATTGGCTTTTTCAGACCTCGCTTATGCGAAGGAAAGTCTGTTCAAGGCTAACGTCCCTCTAGTTAACCTCTGTGCCGTCGTTGATCCTTCAGTGGCCTATACCATTGAAACTCAGACAAACATGGTCAACCTTTTGACTCCCGTCCCTATGTGGGGGGATATCACTAAGGAAGGTCTTCAGACTGGCTTCAAGTTCCGTTACAACATTTTCGGCTTTGACTTCTATGTCAGCAACTATCTTCCTCAGATCGCATCTGAGACGATTGGTTCCGGCACAGTCACGACTGGTGTTGCTAACATGTTCTTCTCAGCCCAGACTGGGGACGTCTGCCCATGGGTTGGTGCTTTCCGTCAGATGCCAACTGTGCAATCCAAGTTCAACATGGACCTGCAACAGACCGAGTATCTCACGATCACCGAGTACGGCTTTAAGCTGTATCGTCCTGAGAACATGGTTATCATCCTCACTGCTGCAACACCAGTGACGCACTAAGGAGAAATAACATGGCTCAAAATTGGCTTAATAAAGACGGTTTGTTTCAACAGTTTGGTACTGATAAAACAACATCAGAAGTAGCTGGTGAGTTCGCACTTCCGGGCTTTCCAGATCGCATCGTAGAATTCACTATTGATCTTACTACGCTTTCGACTTCAACTGCTTCAATCATTTCAAATAATCTCATCTTCCCTGCTCCTCCGAGTGGTCAGCTGGTTATTAGTAAGGTTGAACTCCAAGTTGAAACTGGAGCTACGTCAGGCACGAGTTCTACCCTTAAGGTTGGTCTAATTCAGATGGATCGGGCAACCGTTCCTTCGAACTATGATCACGCCTTCATCAACGGAGAAACTAACGCCGATATGGCTACGGCAGGTGATATCCTGTTGTACGTCGGTGCCGATAGTATTCCAGCAGGTAGCACCCATGGTGGTACTTTGATTGGTTCATCTCCCGCGAATGCAACTGGTCCGTATTATCTTACGGCTCAGGCAGGTACGGCTGTATTCACGGCAGGTAAGGTTCGAGTTCGAATCTTCTATCGTGGTATCGGTACGATCACTCAGTAATGGATTAGGAGGGTCGTAAGGCCCTCCTTTCCTAGAAAGGAATAACATGTCCATTAATGTCGATCTCGCAGGTAATAGTGTAATCGTTAGTAATATCCAGTCCGAATCAAATACGACTGGTAGTACTGGCGTGATTATTCCTGCTTATGAATATGCAGTGACTCTTACACTTACTTCTTCGAGTGCTTCGCAGACGATTTGGTTGAACCCAAATCTCGGAGGTACTTACAAAGTCGCAGGTGCTTCAGTCACGCAAGGTACTGCTTCTTCATCTGGTACTATGCAGGTTGAAGTAGCCACTGGGACACAAGCCATTGGTTCGGGTACTAACCAACTTACTGGCACGATGTCTCTAGCAGGTACTGCAAACACTCCTGTAAATGGAACGGTCATCGCTTCACCGACTACGATTACCGCTGGTAGTCGTGTCAATATTATCCTAGCTGGTACTCTTACTAGTTTGGCTAATTGTGTCGCTACTGTCGTTCTTCAACGCATTAGTTAAGATCGGGGTCTTCGGACCCCTTTCTGAAAGATAAAATGACAATCAACGTTTCACTTACTGGTCTTGCCAA